ATTCCTACTCCTGAAATTATTAAAGCACAAACAGGACAAGACATTGAGAAAGTAGACAATATTAGTCAACACACAGATTGGTTTATCGATGAGTTTGAAACATTCTGTAGACATAAATCAATAGAAAAAGCAATTATTGATAGTGCAGATTTGCTTGAAACAGGTAAGTATGGTGAAGTAGAACTTAGAATTAAAGAAGCAGTACAAACTGGACTAGCACGTTCATTAGGTACAGATTATTTTGAAGATCCTAGAGCAAGACTTGAAAAACTAAAAGATAACAATGGTCAGATTACGACTGGTTGGAAAGTACTAGACGATAAATTGTATGGCGGAATAAATCGTGGCGAGATTACAATCTTTGCAGGCGGATCTGGTGCAGGTAAATCTTTGTTCATGCAAAATATGAGTTTGAATTGGGCAGAAGCAGGATTAAACTGTGTATACTTTACACTTGAACTTTCAGAAGAATTATCAAGTATGCGTATGGATGCAATGCTTACAGATAGAAGTACAAAAAGAATTTTTAAAGAATTAGATGATGTTGAATTAGCAGTTAAAACTAAAGGTAAAAAGTCTGGCATGTTAAGAGTAAAGTATCTTCCATCAGGCTCTACAGTTAACGACTTGCGTTCTTATATTAAAGAATTACAAATACAAACTGGCAAACGAGTAGATTGCATGTGTATCGATTATCTTGATTTGTTAATGCCAGCAACTAAAAAAGTTTCGGCTGGAGATTTGTTTATTAAAGACAAATATGTAACAGAAGAAATTCGTAACTTTGCAATGGAAACTGAAAATGTCGTAGTAACTGCATCACAGTTAAACAGAAGTGCAGTTGAGGAAATTGAGTTTGACCATTCGCATATTGCTGGTGGTATCTCTAAAATTCAGACTGCGGACAATGTTATTGGTATTTTTACAAGTCAAGCAATGCGTGAACGTGGACAATATCAGTTACAATTACTAAAAACTCGTTCATCAAGTGGTGTAGGAAGTAAGATTAATCTGTTATTTGATAGAGATAGTTTGAAGATTACAGATGATAATTCAGAAGGTTTTGACGATGGTGATGGTACACAAACATCATCTACGTTAAATATCATGGATAATTTAAGAAAAAAGACTACAGTAGTCGCAGAAACCCAAGAAAAATCCGAAGAACAAACAGATGTTGCAAAAGACTTAAGAGCAATGTTGAAGACCAAAACACGTTCTCCTTTTGATGAAAACTGATAAATACAGTAGAACGGAGAAATACCAATGGATAAACCTAGAAAAAGTCTCTTTGAAGAACTAAATTCTTTAGCGTATTCTAATGAACGTGAAAGATTTGTAGAACAAAAAGGAGAAAATATCATTTCAGGTGCATTAAATCTTATTGAATTCATTAATCGTGAATTCGATGAAGATGACGCTTTAGATTTACAGAAACGACTTGTTAATAGCATTCGTTCTGGTGATATTCGAAAGTTTAAACGTGGTATAAACAGTGTTAAGGCTAAGAAGTAATGGATTTTGAGAAACAATTACAAAGATTAAAAGTACTATCTGGTATATATAAGCCATATCTTCCCGAGGAAACTCAGCAAGAGAATATATCTTATACTGGAACTGAAAAATCTAAACTACAAAAAAAGCACAATATACAACCTGGCACAGACGAATGGTTTAAGCTATGGTTTGCTAAGCCTCATTTAACCGGTGAAAGACCTCTTGGGGATAATAAATGAAAGTAAAAGATATTTTAGGTAAAGGCAGAGAACGTAGATTTAGAGGTCCAAGAAAACCACGTCTAAAACAAGTTGGCTTCCATAAAAAGATGAAAGGCTTGTTAGATGCAGATTTACAGGAAGAAGATAAGAACACACACTTAGACCACGCAGAAGAACTTGTGTTCATGCAAGGTTCTGAAGGTATAAAAAGAATAGTAGGTACATTTACTAAACTGTTAAGCACACTAGATGGTCAAGGTGGCGGTGATGCAATCACTACAAAATGGGACGGATCTCCGGCTGTATTTGCTGGAACAGACCCACAAGATGGTAAATTCTTTGTAGGCACAAAAGGTGTCTTTGCAAAAACACCAAAACTTAATAAATCTTCACAAGATATTGAAACAAATCATCCTGATACTACGAACAAAGGTGAAGAAGTAAGTAAAGCCGGATTGCGTAGTAAATTAAATTCATCTTTAGAACATTTAAAAGACTTAGGTATTGAAGGTGTATTACAAGGTGACTTGTTATTCACTAAAGGTGATTTGAAACAAGTTAATATTGAGGGCAAACCTCATATTGCATTCAAACCAAATACAATCACTTATGTTGTTCCTGCTGATAGTAAAACAGCCAAAGAAATGATGTCGGCTGATATTGGTATTGTGTTTCATACAAGCTACTCAGGTAATAGTATGGAAGAAATGAAAGCAACATTTGGGTTTGATAGTAGTAAATTAAGACCTTCAAAGAATGTTTGGTTTACTGATGCAAGAATTAAAGATGTAACAGGGCAAGTACAGTTATCTAAAGAGAACAGTGCTAAAATTCGTTCAGCAATTAAAGAATTAAGTTCAATGTCAGTAGATGCTAATACATTTAAAGCATTAAATCAAAAGATTGGTGGTATTGAATTAGTAAATGCTATTAAGGCACATGCTAATGCACCAATTCGTTCAGGACAGGCATTAGAACAAGATGCAAGTAAGTTTGCACAAGACTTTTTAACTTCACTAGAGTCAAAGTTTGATGATGCAGTAGCAAAATTAAAAACAGGACCAGAAGGTAAAGCAGGTCAGGCAAAATTATCGGCTAAATCAGCCGTTTCGGGAATTATAAATAACAATAAGACACAAATCGCTGATATGTATCGTGCATATCTAAAAACTGAGGCAGTTAAAATGATGTTTCAGAAAAAGATGAGAAATATAAAAGCGATTGATAGTTTTATTGAACAACCAGACGGATCATTTAAAGTAACAGATCCAGAAGGCTTTGTCATTGTTGACCATGTTGGTAGAGCAATGAAGATTGTAGATAGATTAGAGTTTAGTGCGGCAAATTTCGCACCGAGAGATTAGATGTTAAGTAAAAAATGTAAACTACACTTAGAAGAAGTCGGTGAAACACGTTGGGAACATTTTAAACATGCAATGTGGGTTTCGTGGCAACTAGAAAAGGCCGCATATGCGTGTTTTATACATGCGTTTGCTCCAAGATGGTTTTCAACATATGCAAGTGACAAATGTAATCAAGTATTACAATCAAGGAAAAAATAATGGAACAGTATAAAGGCAAATTACAATTAGTTAATACACTTACAGAAAGTAGATTATTCAGAACAAAGCAGAATATGAATAGTCTTAACGTTTCAGATGCAGGTGAACTTACGTTTGCTTATCTTATGCAGTTAAACATGATGAATAAAGATTATGAGTTTGCACCATTGGCAAAAGAATATGCTAATAGAACAATAGCATATAGAAACTTTGATTACTTTAGAACAAGTGGTACAGATTTATATGCTACACTACATCGTATGATGGGCAAAGGCATAGATTACACAGACCCAAGAGATAAAATTGCACACGGAAGAATTAATATAAAGAAACAAGACTTGTTGAGATATTTAGGACATATTGGTGCAGGTAAGTCAGATTCAGGGTTTGAACAAAGAATGTTATTAAGATTTCAACGTGACTTAAATGTACAAGATGGCATGTTGAAATCCATGAGAAGACTTATAGGTGATTGGGATAACTTAAATCAGAACCAAAAAGCACTAGTTACTACAAGAATGATGCAGTATACACGTGCAAAAGCAATGCGTAGTGAGTTGATGCCAGCGTTAAAATCGTTTCAAAAGCGTGGAAATTACATGTATAAAGACAAAAAATCAACAAAATCTGTAGTAAAAAGCATTTGGGACAAGCCAATCACTAAAGTAGCGGCATTTGGAGCCGCGGCCGTCGCCGCAAACAAGGCTGGTAAGTTTTTAGGTAAAACTTCTTACCAAAGTACGGATAGAAACAAGGGCAGGGATTTATCTCAGAGATATAAAAAGTCCTCGTAACGCCCGATTTTTTGCAAAAAATGATAAATAAAAGCATAGAGCAATATAAATATGCTCAGTTTTAATTTCATTTAGGAGAACTAAAATGGCAAAAGTACATGAATCATATGACGCAGGTCAGTTTTTAACAGGTAATTTAAATCACTTTACAGTTACAAAAACTGGTATGGCGGCAAGCGACATGAAAGCAATCGTAGAAGGTGCAGGAACACGTGCAACAGTAGTACTATTAGGTGCTATCGATGGTAACGATGTAAGAATCGCAGTAGAAAACAACGGCGCATGGGATGCCGCTGGTTTAGACGCGGCTCTAGGTGCTGACTTCTCAGTGGCTGATTTCGCATACTAATTTTTACCCCCCTGGACGTAAGTCCAACCCCACACTTTGCGTGTATTAAAAGGCTCACTTTATAGTGGGCCTTTTTTTTATTCTAAATACCTTTCATAGATAAATACATATATAATTAAAATATTGGAGAAAACAATATGGCAAAGATACATGGTGCCGCAAGTGCTGGAGAGACTTTAGGCGGTAATATAAATTTTTATACATTATACCTTAGTGGTTTAGATATCACTGCAACTGGTAGTGTAGCAGACCAAACACAACAAAACCTTGATGATGTTGTTAACTTAATTTCATTAGTTGCACAACCAATCATTATGAATAATCCAATCGCAGTTACACTTAATGGTCTAGCACCGTCGTTAACAGGCGCAGGATTTTTATTTAAGTTTGCAGTAGAGCATGGTAGAGTATTCGAAAGAAACGGAGATACTACTTCTGTTCTTAAAGAGTTGTTTGAAGGTATCACAATCGATGGTGTAACACTATCGCACCCAGCTAACATTGAATTTGTAATGTCTGACTTGTTGTAATAATTGAGTTTATCATGGATTGGGAAAAACTGATAGACGCAAGAGTACAAACAACAACATGGGACATGGATAAAGAAGTATCCAAAGATGTTATTGAAGAAATAATGTCAGAGGTACATAAACGTTCTGCCTCAAAACAAAACTTAGTTCGATATAATATACATATATTTGATTGGTCAGATACAGAATTTAGAAATCATTTCAATGAATTTTGTATCAGAGAACCATACAAAATACCAGTAGAATATAACACCCAGGTTCTAGCACCCTATTTGATAATTTTTACAAGAAGAAATGTATACTGGAATAGAGAAGGTGATCCTTCAAAATTAGGACATCCTGATACAGATTTTGAAACACAAGTTTATAATACACATTTTACGAGTTCTATGGAAACAGGGATAGCATCAGCTAATATAATTCTATCAGCAAAAGCAAAAGGATTGGACACAGGTTATTGTCAGTGTTTTAACTGGAATTATGAACATGTTAATGCTATCAAAGAAAAGCTAGAAGTAGATAATATCAAAGATATTTACTTGTCATTAGGTCTTGGATACGGTTCATCGTTAAAAAGAACACTTAATTTACATAAAAATCAATGGGTCAATACGTTTGCTCATGTTGGAAAGATGTGGGATATAGAACGCAAACCAGATAAAGATGAGTATATTAAATTTAGATAGCATATAAAATTTCTGATTATAAATGATAAATACAATCAACGGGACCAGACTTCCCAAGTAGGAGTATATTATG